CCAACTATGGCATCTATTGCTACACTACGACCATTTGAGTCAAATCTTTTGGCTAAATCTGGTGATAGTGAGAAACATCAAATGCTTACAGAGTACACTCTGCAAGTATCTAACGAGAAAGCACATGGTATCGTTGCTGACTTATTAGTAGCTTAATACTAATTGATATATGCCCACTTCGGTGGGCAGTATCATAAGGATTGATATGGGAAAATATAACGACCAATTAAAAAACAAACAATTTAGAAAAGCAAAAAAACACGACACAGACAATGGTTCTGTTATAGAGGTTGCACAAGATGTAACTGATATTGTAGAAAAAAACAAACAAGAATATAACCAAGCTAGTACATCTTGGGGTAATGAGATATTTGATAATAAGATAGCATCCATTCCTATGACTGTTATTGATAAATTAAACCAAAAAGGCATCATGAGAGGATTTCATGTATTAGACCAAAAGAAGTTTAAAGAATGGTTAAACGACCCAGACAATAGATTTTTTAGAACAAAACAGGGCAGAATCTAAATGGCATTTTTTACAGATTACACAACGCTACAAGCGACTATAGCTGATTATTTAGCTCGTTCTGATTTAACAACCCAGATACCAGAGTTTATAAGATTAGCTGAAGATAGACTTGTCAGAGACTTACGCATAAGACAATTAATTAAAGTTGCTGTTGCATCTACTACAGCAGGTGATGCTACTGTATCTTTGCCTTCTGATTTTGTAGCTATGAAAGATTTACACTTACAAGGTAATCCACCACAGACAATTAAGTTTTTGTCTACAAGTAATTTCTTTAGAAATGCTCATTCATCTACTTCTGGATTACCTAATCGCTATACACTATTGGGTGCAGAGTTTCAATTTGCTCCAATTCCTGATGGTGTTTACACGCTTCAAATGGTTTACTTTCATCAACCAGATTATTTAAGCGATACTAATTCATCTAACCTTTGGTTAGCTAACACACCTGATTTATTACTTTACGCAGCACTAGGTGAAGCTGAACCATATTTGATGAATGATGAAAGACTTGCAACATGGGCAAGTATGTATGATAGAGGAGTTACAGCTTTACGCAAAAGTGATGACGAATCTGAATACCCTGCTCAACCACTTACTATAACTAACTCAACGAGGTAAATTATTATGGCTGAAATGTCGGATTATTTAGAAGTCAAACTTCTTAACTTAACACTTAATGGAACTGCTTTTACAGCAGTAAACAATCCATATGTATCATTACACACAGCAAACCCAACAGATGCTGGAACTGGAACAGAAGTTTCTGGTGGCTCTTACGCTAGGACTGCTTCTTCTTTTGCTACTGCTTCAGGCACATCAGGTTTGGTTGCTTCAGATGCAGATATAACTTTTCCAACAGCTACAGGTACATGGGGTGTAGTTGGATGGATAGGATTATGGGATGCTTCTACTGGTGGCAATATGTTATATCACACAGCACTAGATGCTACTAAAACTGTTGATGCAGGTGATATATTTAAAATAACTACAGGCAATTTAACTGTAGCATTAGCATAAGGATAAATCATGGCTCTTATTGTAAAAGATAGAGTAAAAGAAACCACTACGACAACAGGTACAGGCACAGTCACATTAGCTGGAGCAAGTGCAGGTTTTCAATCTTTTGCTGCTATAGGTAATGCAAATACAACTTACTACGCTATTAAAAGTGGTAACAATTACGAAGTAGGTTTGGGAACTTATACAGCTTCAGGCACAACTTTGTCTAGGGATACTGTATTAGAATCTAGCAATAGTGGCAGTAAAATTACTTTAGCTGGTACAAGTGATGTCTTTTGTACTTATCCTGCTGAAAAAGCTGTAGTTCAAGATAGTACCAATACAGGTAACGCACCACAATTAGGTGCAACCAATGGTATGTTTATAAATAATTCAACAATAGGAACTAACTACACAGTGCCTACAGGTTACAACGCAATGTCAGTATCACCTGTAACTGTTGCTAGTGGAATAACAGTCACTGTTCCTACTGGACAAAGATGGGTGGTATTATAATATGGCTACAATAATTAATGCAGATACAAGTAACGGATTAAAGCTAACTTCTGATACAAGTGGTGATTTAGAACTGCAATCAGGTGGTACTACAAAAGCTAAAATAACATCTAGTGGATTACAAAATGCAAGTGGTAGTGCTATTACTTCACAAGCAGGTAAAAATAAAATTATTAATGGTGATATGAGGATTGACCAAAGAAATGGTGGTGCTAGTAATACTCTTGTAGGCACAAGCACAAGTCATTCAACCAGTGCTATGATGACAGATAGATGGCAACTTTTTTTACATGGAATTACTAATGCTCAAACTTATCAACAAGTAACAGATGCTCCAGCAGGATTTTCACATTCTTTAAAAATTACAAATAACTCAACAACACAATCAGTAGGTGCAGGTAATGCTCTTACTCCAAGACAAAAAATAGAAGGACTTAATACTGCTCATTTAAATTGGGGTACTTCAGATGCG